GTATCTCTTTCAGAGATCATTAAACATATCAAAGAGAAAGATTTTGGTGCGATTCGCAAATGGGTTGCAACAAGTGATGTCGATTCTTCAACACTCTATCGTAAAGTATACGATGCACTTTATGATACTTTGAAACCTCAATCCATTCCACAAGCAGTTTTGATTCTGGCTGACTATCAATACAAGTCTGCGTTTGTCGCCGATCAAGAAATCAATACAGTCGCTTGTTTGACGGAACTTATGGTGAATTGTGATTTCAAATGAACGACATTATAGTAGACATTTGGACATGGATTAAAAATGATTATCGCTCTCATAATTTTCGGTTTATTGTTGAGTTGTGTGCTTGGGCTATCAGTATTGGTTGCTCGATCACAATGGCAGCTACTGTTCCCAACCCTCCACTTTTGGTCTTATATCCTATTTGGATTCTTGGTTGCGCTATGTATGGTTGGGCTGCTTATACTCGCAAGTCTTTTGGTATGTTGGCCAATTACTGCCTGTTGACCACGATTGATACGATTGGTCTGATAAGGATGGTGATATGAGTCCCTTTGATTTTGTAAACCAGATTCTTCAAGGTAAGAAACAGTTAATTACTGATGAACAGACCGAAAAAGAGTATTCTCCATTCCTAACCAATCGTTCACTGTCTTATCATGCTGACTGTATAATGTATGCAAATGAGATGAACCGACGCCATTTTCTAGATAAAAAGTTGCAAAATGACTTTTTACTAAATACCGTCAGGTCTAAAAAAAGACCGTTTGCTAAGTGGGTTAAGACTGAAAAGCGTGAAGACATAGAATGTATTAAGTTAGCATATGGTCTATCCGATACTAAAGCACTTGAAGCTAAACGCCTACTTAGTAATGAACAAATCCAAAAACTAAAAGAAAAAACCGATATCGGTGGATTAGGAAAGTGACATGGTTGACATTACTAAATTTGTTGAGGTCACGCTCGGCGAACAAGACGATTTTTTAAAGGTACGGGAAACACTTACTCGTATCGGAGTTTCATCTAGAAAAGAGAGAGTTTTATACCAGTCTTGCCATATTCTACACAAGCAAGGCCGTTATTATATTGTGCATTTTAAGGAATTATTTGCATTAGATGGTAAACCATCAAACATCTCTGAGAATGATATACAAAGAAGAAATGCTATCGCTAAACTGTTAGAAGATTGGGGTCTGGTAAAAGTATTGAATCCAGAAATTATGAGAGACAATATTGCCCCTATTCATCAGATTAAAATTATATCATACAAAGAGAAAGACGATTGGGAACTGATTCCTAAGTACAATATAGGTAAAAAGACACAAGACTACTAAGGTGTATCATTATGGAAAACGTGAAAAAGAAAAAGGTTCATCTGAAAAATAGATACACCGGTGATGAGGTTTGCACCGATGCATATGATGATGTGGTGACGATGGGTGACAACGCCTTTATTAGAGTTTATCATCCAACGCAACCGCACAGGACTTATTTGGCCAATCGCTCGGCTTTCGAGGTTTTGACTAAATAAGATTGTGACGCCTAATGGGTCACATTTTTGATAACTCGCTTAAAAGGAGAAAACTATGACACTATCACGTGTTACTTTTGGACCACTGTCTCATTCTACTCTTGGATTTGAGAAGTTTATTGATGATGTTGAGAAGCTATTGAGCATGGATGTCCAAAAAACCACATCTACTTTCCCTCCACACAATATCATTAAACTAGATGAGTCTCGCTATGTTGTCGAGCTGGCTGTAGCTGGCTTCGCCAAAGATGAAATTGATATCACCGTTGAAGACAGTACCTTGACAATTAAGGGTGAGAAGAAGGAAAAAGATGTTGAAGTAACCTATTTGCATCGTGGAATTGGTACTAGAGCGTTCACTAAGCAGCTGACCATTGCTGATACTATCGAGGTGCAAGGCGCCGAGTTTAAAGATGGTATTCTGCGTGTTGGCTTGGTGAATGTAATTCCCGAGCATAAAAAGCCGAAGAAGATTGAAATTGGTAAGGATCTCAAAATGTTTAAACCTGAGCTCCTAACTGAGGACAAAAAAGCGGCCTAGCGTGATGGAGGCGAGTTTTTCGCCTCCATTTTTTGTTTCTAAACTTGACTTTGGATATATATAGATGAAAGCAAATCAAAACTTCAAATTGGCCAAACCGACTAAACGGATTCTGGCTACCATGCACGGTGAAGACCGTACGTTATACAAAAAACTGATGATTATGGCGCAGCTGCACCAAAACATCGTTCTGCGTGAAAAAAAGAAACCCAATCAACCACAAGTAAATGAAGAATAAATTCATTACAGCGCATATGGAAGCTGCGGGTGTATATGCTCGCCTTTCATCTGCAAAACGTCTCCAGGTTGGTTGTGTTATTGTAAAAGATAACACCATTATTGGTATTGGGTATAATGGAATGCCATCTGGTTGGGAGAATGACTGTGAGTATTTGGAATATTATCAAGATGGTGACAATGCACTTAAAACAAAGCCTGAGGTTCTTCATGCAGAATCTAATGCCATTGCTAAAGTGGCTAGGTCTACTAATTCTACTGACGGTGCTGATCTTTTCGTAACCTGCGCTCCTTGTTTGGAATGTTCAAAGTTAATTCACCAGTCTGGAATCAAAAGAGTTTATTTTGGACACAAGTATCGTTCCGAAGACGGTCTTAAATTTTTAGAACGATGCGGCATTGAGGTAAATCAAATTGAATCCGAATGATTTGGTAAAATTACTCATCAAGATTAAATGTTGGATTCCCGAAATCAATATAGGTATTCGTGAAGAGATAGATCGCATCATTGCTCATTTAAAAAAGCAATGAGGTAAATAACAAAATAAAATTAGACAAACCATACATAATCGTTTATACTATGTCTAAGTAATTGTATAGACAATTATTTGTCAATTAATTTTTAGGAGATTTGAATGAAGACCGTAGGTGATAAGATTGAACCGTTTGTCGTAACTGGCATTAATCCTGGTTCAGATAAGTTTTTTGATATTACAGAAGAATCTTTTTCTGGTAAGTGGAAAGTAATTGTTTACTATCCAAAAGATTTTACATTTGTCTGCCCAACTGAAATTGTGGCCTATGACAAATTGTTCCAAGACTTTGCTGATCGTGATGCGGTTCTGTTGACTGGTTCTACCGACAACGAATTCTGTAAACTTGGTTGGCAAGCTTCTCACGAAGACCTCAAGAAGATCAAACATATTCAGTTTGCCGATACGAGCCGTGATTACGAAAAATCACTTATCGACCAACTCGGCGTATTTTATGAACCAGCTGGCGCAGCGCTTCGTGCAACATTTATTGTTGATCCAGATAATGTTATTCAACACATTACTGTCAACAATCTGAACGTTGGCCGTAATCCAGAAGAAACTCTGCGTGTTCTTGATGCTTTGCAAACTGGTGAACTTTGTGCCTGTAATCGTACAATTGGTGGTGAGACACTATGAGTTGGGTAGATCAAATTAAAGAGGCGTTACCAGAATATGCAAAAGACACTAAGCTTAACTTGGATTCTGTTATTAATCGCAGCACTCTCGATGGTGTTGTTGCTCAAAGCTGTGCCTTGGCAGCAGCTATGGCAACAGGCAATGGAAAACTCGTTGCCTTTATACAGTCAGGTTTGGAAGATGCCAAAGAACGTGACGCAGCATTGACTGCTTCTTCTCTTATGGGCATGAACAATGTTTGGTATCCATATATTGAAATGGTTGATGATCCTAATTTGGCTGGACTTCCAGCACAACTAAGAATGAATGCGATTGCTTCTCATGGTGGAACTTCTAAAGTTAATTTTGAAACCTATTCTCTTGCGGCATCAATTGTAGGTAAGTGTCATTTCTGTGTTAAAGCACATTATGATACATTGAAGAAAGAAGGCATGACTGTTGAACAGCTGCGAGATGTTGGTAGAATTGCGGCAGTTATTACTTCGGTTGCGAAAGTTTTGAACTCGTAACCTAAATAAGTGTAACAACACCCCTCACGCCTTCTGGCGTATGCAGGATTACAATGCCTGTCTAGAAGTCCAAGCGCACCACGGGGGGTTACTTTAATTTGGCCGAGGCCTCTGCGAATTGTACGCCTCGGTTCTTTTTTATTAATTATTATGGCCTTTCTTGTACACAATCTACCACCAGTCCAATGCTTCGTTAAGAAGGAGTTTCTCTATGACTTCGAAAAAGGTTTTGGAGAATATGAACCTTGCATTTGGATGACACTCAAATGTATCAAAGGTCAGGCATTTAGAATCGAAGCACTTCTGCCTAACTATGGTGCTTTGTATGATAAACTTCCTTTACATGCATTCGTATCACGGCAAGATAACTTAAAAGATGCAACTTTGCCTTTGGATTACTTGCAAATTTGGGACGCTTTGAGTTATAATTTTACTGTTGTTGAGAAAGATAATCTTCGTATGTTGAAGTGTAAATTTCTGGACAAGAGTAGAGACTGGCACTTTGGTGAGTATATGTTCACCGTAGATTTTTGCCAAAACGACCCTGGTTATTTGAACACAGGATTTTCCGAAACAGTTGAAGAACATAAGAGTTACAACTTTATCAAATTAGATAATGGTCAGTTTGCGGCACAACCAAATAACAAGACCCTTTTCTATGATGCATCTTTGACTGTACCTCAATTCAAAATACCAGATTTTAAAATAGCAACAAAGTTATATTCAGTGGAGAAATACAATAAACACTCTGCAAGAAATAACAATGACTTTTTTTATGACTTTGAAGAAAGAAAAGAATGAATATTCGTGAACTCGCAAAAAAACTGGCCATTGAAAACAAATGTATTCAAGCCGAACGTTATGACCTGTTCTACCGTGATTTTGATGACAAAGTAGAATTAATCGGTTGGGTGCAAGATCCAACTTATGACATGAAAGATTTTGAAGGTCGTGAAATGCTTTTCCCAAAACGATGGGTTACTCTGGCTATTCTTGATGCGGACACACAAGTATGATTAAGTTACTTACACTCAAAACAAATCATACTTTGATGGGTGAAGTGGAGAGTTTCACCACTAATCCAATTAAAATCAAAAAACCAGTGCAAGTTGTAAGTGTGCCGCCACGATCACAAAATGATCCAGGTGGTATTGCATTTTCACCTTTTGTTGAATATGCACAAGAATTTGAAACTGGTATCTCTATTGCACTTGAAGATATTCTCTCTATTAATACCCCAGTTGTTGAACTTGAGAATCAATACAATCAAGTCTTTGGTGTAGGCATTCAAATTGCCTCAGCTGTTCCTAAATTCTGATATACTGTATGAATGAGTAAATACTATACAAATGTTGCCGTTCAAGGCAACAATATCCTCTATCGTGGTGTTTTAAAAGGTCGGCGAGTAAAGATGAAAATTCAATACTCGCCTACTTTATTCCTGCCAACTAAAAAACCATCTGAATTCAAGACACTCTTTGGTGACAATCTTGAAGCAATGCGTTTTGAATCTATTCGTGAAGCCAGAGATTTCGTCAAACGATATGAAGGCGTTGAGAACTTTAAAATCTATGGTAATGATCGTTATGAATATGCCTTCATTGCTGACGAATTCAAAGGTCAAACAGAATGGGATATCAACGATCTAAACATTTCAATTATCGACATCGAGGTTGGTTCTGAGAATGGATTTCCTGACCCATATCGTGCAACAGAACCAATTACTGCCATCGCTATCCGTAAACTATCTGGCGGCATGACTGTATATGGTTGTGGTGATTATGAATTGCGTGGTGATGAGACATATATTAAATGTAATGATGAGTATGATCTCTGCAAACGTTTTCTGAAAGCTTGGCAAGAAGATACACCAGACGTCCTCACTGGTTGGAACACCGAATTCTTTGATATTCCATATATCATCAATCGCTTTCGCACTTTGCTTGGTGACGATGAAGTAAAGAAACTTTCTCCTTGGAATAATGTATGGGAAAGAAAAACAACATACAACGGGAGAGAATTAATTGCGTATAATATTTCCGGCGTTGCTGCTCTTGATTATATTGAACTCTACAAGTGGTATGCGCCAGGCGGTAAGTCACAAGAGTCCTACAGACTTGATAACATCGCCAATGTCGAACTAGGCGAAAGTAAATTATCATATGATGAGTATGATAACCTGCACCAACTTTATCGTTTGAACTATCAGAAGTTTATTGAGTATAACATTAAAGACGTTGAACTGATTGTTAAACTTGAAGATAAACTGAAGTTGATTGAATTGGCGCTGACTCTTGCCTACGATACAAAGACAAACTACGAAGATGTGTTTGCTCAAACTCGTATGTGGGATTCTCTCATCTATTCTAATCTACTTGAGAAACGAATCATCGTACCACCAAAAGTTATTCAGCAGAAATCATCTGCGTTTGAAGGTGCATATGTAAAAGATCCGCAAGTCGGTATGCATCATTGGGTCGCATCGTTCGACTTGAACTCTCTGTATCCACACCTTCTGATTCAATACAATATCTCACCAGAAACTTTGGTCGAACCTATTGATTATACACCACCGATGATGCACATTCTTGGCCAAGGTGTGAATGTTGAGAAGTTGCTCGAGAAGAAAATAAACATTGAGTCTTGTAAACTAGAAGGTGCAACGATTACACCAAACGCACAATTCTTCAGAACTGACAAACAAGGTTTCTTGCCTGCCATGATGGTTGAGATGTATGAAGATCGCAAGAAGTTTAAGAAGATGATGATTAAGTGTCAACAAGAATATCAAGTTGAAACTGATCCTGCGAAGAAAAAAGACCTTGAGAAACTTATTGCACGATATAACAATCTACAACTTGCGAAGAAAGTATCACTAAACTCCGCTTATGGTGCTCTAGGTTCACAATACTTCCGTTTCTATGACCTGAGAATGGCTCTTGCTGTTACACTTGCTGGCCAGTTATCGATTCGTTGGATTGAGAAAAAACTCAATGGTTTTATGAATAATATTTTGAAGACGGAAAAAGATTATGTTATTGCATCGGATACTGATTCAATCTATCTACGCCTTGGTGATTTGGTTGATAAAGTTTATACTGGTGAGAAAGATTCAAACAAAGTTATTGCTTTTATGGACAAAGTATGTGAAGACAAGATTCAGCCGTTCATAGATAAAAGTTACCAAGAACTGGCTGATTATGTTCAGGCATTCGACCAGAAGATGCAGATGAAACGTGAAGGTCTTTCTGACAAAGGTGTTTGGACTGCCAAAAAACGTTATATTCTGAATGTGTACAATAACGAAGGTGTTGCATACAAAGAACCAAAACTGAAGATCATGGGTCTTGAGATGATTAAGTCTTCAACACCAGCTGCCATTCGTGAGAAGATGACAGAAATGGTGCAACTGATGATGACTGGCACCGAATCTGATGTACAAGAGTTTATTGCCAACTTCAGAGAAGACTTCAAAAAATTGCCACCAGAAGATATATCTTTCCCACGTGGTGTGAACGGCATCAAAGAGTACTCCGATTCAGTATCACTATATAAGAAAGGTACACCCATTCATGTTAAGGGTGCAATCATCTATAATCATTATCTCAAAGAAAAAGGCCTCACCAATAAGTATCCTTTGATTAAAGACGGTGAGAAACTGAAGTTCACGTATCTCAAGACACCGAATCCTGTAAAAGATAGTGTGATTTCTTACCCAACTAGATTACCAAAAGAATTGGGTCTGAACGATTATATTAATTATGAATTACAGTTTGAGAAGGCCTTTCTAGAACCGATTAAGATTATTGTCGATTGCATTGGATGGAGTGTAGAAAAACAAAACACACTAGAGAGTTTTTTCGTATGACACAAGTAATACTACCTTTCATAACAGCAATAGCATTATCAGCTATTGCTGCCTTCTATTCAATAGTTGGTTTGGCTCAAATATTTCCTGGTTCTTTCTGGCCAATTGTTATTATGGGTTCTGTTCTTGAGATTGCCAAATTAGTAACAGTTTCATGGCTATATAACAATTGGAATGTTACAGTACGGTTAATGCGTTATTATTTTTTGACCGCCATCTTTTTGTTGATGGCAATTACATCAATGGGTATTTTTGGTTATCTTTCAAAAGCACACATTGAATCTAATATTGTTGTTGGTGCCAATTCAGTTCAATTAAGAACTATTGAAGCACAAGAAAAAATTGCAAAAGAAAGATTGGAATATCTTCTAAAGAAAGCAGGAGATGATCCAAACAAAATTGCAAGAAGAACAGATACGGCAATTCAAGAAACACAAAATGAATTGAAACAACTTGCACAACAAAAGTTGCCGTTACTGAAAGAAGAAAACAAACTTACGGCAGAAATTGGTCCTATTAAGTATATCGCCGAAGCCATCTACTCAAAAGAAGACCCAGGCTTCATAGATAAAGCTGTAAGACTTGTTATCTTTATTATCATTATTGTTTTTGATCCTCTCGCCATTCTTCTCTTAATTGCCGCAAATCAGACATACCGCAATCTAAAAGAAGGAACAGATCGAGTTATTGAGCTTGACGAAGATGAAGAGATTGTGATAACATACACACAAGAAGATGGCGGCGAAGAAACTACGGTAGTTCCCGTATCCAAAATTACTAAACTTGACGGAGGTTCCTTTTAATATGAGTTTGCTTGATAAATTGAAAAAGAATACGACAATCAAAGAGACATCTATTCTTGAGAAGTCGAAATTCTTTACTGAGAAAGATATGATTGCGACAGATGTGCCAATGGTTAATGTGGCATTATCTGGTCGTCTAGATGGTGGCCTTGTTCCTGGTCTGACAATGCTTGCTGGTCCATCTAAGCACTTTAAGACTGCATTTGCGTTGTTGATGGCTTCTGCATACATGAAAAAGTATGAAGATGCCGTTGTTTTGTTTTACGATTCTGAGTTTGGTACTCCACAAAAATACTTTGAGACATTTAACATTGACATGGGTCGTGTACTGCACACACCGATTACTGACGTTGAAGAATTGAAACATGATATTATGAATCAGTTACAAGGCCTTGCAAAAGGTGACCGAGTAATTATCGTGATTGATTCTATCGGTAATCTGGCTTCAAGAAAAGAAGTTGAAGATTCACTTGAAGGTAAATCTGTTGCAGATATGACACGTGCAAAACAAATCAAGTCTCTGTTTAGAATGATTACACCACACCTTACCATTAAAGATGTGCCGATGGTTGTTGTGAATCATACTTACAAAGAAATTGGTATGTTTCCGAAAGATATCGTTGGTGGTGGTACAGGTTCTTATTATTCTGCCGATACAATTTGGATCCTGGGTCGCCAACAAGAGAAATCGGGTGGTGAGATTGCAGGATATAATTTCATCATTAATGTGGAGAAATCACGATATGTTAGAGAAAAGTCTAAGATTCCTGTCACCGTCAACTTTGAAGGCGGTATTAACAAATATTCTGGACTACTTGACGTTGCGATGGAAGGCAACTTTGTTGCTAAGCCGTCTCCTGGTTGGTACGCAAAGGTCAACCAAGAAACAGGTGAAGTAGACTCGCAGAAATTCCGTGAGGCTGATACCAACACTAAAGAATTTTGGAAAGATATTTTAAAGAGTGAGAAGTTCCGTGATTACATTTCTAAAAAATATAGCATCTCTTTTGGTAGCATTATGGCCGAAGAGACCGAAGAAACTGAAGTATAGATTCCAAGATTCACCGCAAGGTGACTCCACCTGGGTAGAGATTACAGGCGGCAAGTATGCTGGCATAATCTACTCCTATGGTGGAGTTAAAATGGATATGGATTCCGGTTTACCAAAACTGTCTTTCGGTTTTACTGTACTACATTCAGGCGAATATGATATTGGCCAGTTGAATTCTGATGAAGAATTTGTTACAGTAATGGGAGACATCCTTACAGAAATTATTATATACAATGAATCGACTAGAGTTAACGATACTAAAAAATCTAATTTATAATGAATCTTATTCCAGAAAAGTTTTGCCTTTTCTAAAGGCCGAATATTTTACCGACAACACAGAAAAACTTGTATTCAATGAAGTACAAGAATTCATTAACAAATATAAAAATCTACCCACTCAAGAAGCACTTGTCATCAATTTCACCGAGGCCAAGTCTTTAACTGATGACCAAGTTAAAGAATCTATTGGTCTTATCAAAGAACTTGATGCGTCAAAAGATGAACCAACAGAACATGGTTGGCTCGTAGAACAAACAGAAAAGTTTTGCCAAGATCGTGCAATCTATAATGCGATCATGGAATCTGTTTCTATTCTCGACAATAAAAAAACTAACAGATCAAAAGGTGAGATACCAAATCTTCTAAGTGAAGCACTTGGCGTTTCGTTTGATTCATCTGTTGGCCACGATTACATGCAAGATTCAAGTGATCGTTATGACTTCTATCATCGACATGAGGCCAGAATTAAATTTGACCTCGACATGTTCAATAAGATCACCAAAGGTGGTTTGCCAATTAAAACTCTGAACATTGCCTTGGCTGGTACTGGTGTCGGTAAATCATTGTTTATGTGTCACGTTGCCGCATCTTGTTTATCACAAGGCCACAATGTACTGTACATTACTTTGGAAATGGCGGAGGAGAAGATCGCCGAGCGTATTGACGCCAATCTACTGAACATCGACATGCAAGAACTCCAATCGATTCCTAGACAGGACTACGATAGGAAATTCGATGCATTAAGAAGTAAAACTCATGGTAAGTTAATCATCAAAGAGTACCCAACTGCCTCGGCATCGACACTACATTTTCGGGCACTATTGAATGAACTTCACCTGAAAAAGAACTTTAAACCTGATATAATCTTTATTGATTATTTGAATATTTGTGCATCGTCACGCATCAAACCTGGTGCATCGGTAAACTCATATTCTTATATCAAGGCTATCGCAGAAGAATTGAGAGGTTTGGCCGTAGAGTTTTCTGTTCCTGTTGTATCTGCTACACAAACAACAAGAAGTGGTTTCTCCAATACCGATCCTGGTCTTGAAGATACTTCAGAATCTTTTGGTTTGCCTGCAACTGCCGACTTTATGTTTGCGTTGATTTCGACTGAAGAATTGGAACAACTCAATCAAATTATGGTGAAGCAGTTGAAGAATCGTTACGGTGATCCAAATCATTTTAAACGATTCGTAATTGGTATTGATCGTGCGAAGATGAGACTATATGATGCTGAGGCTTCTGCTCAAGTAGATATTGCCGATTCTGGTCAAGATGAACCTGTCAATACTTTTGGTAATCGTGAACGTAAGTTTAATTCTAAATTTGAAGGAATCAAAGTATGAGCGTAGTTGCCTTTGAGAGTAAAAAAGATAAAAACGAAAAACAACATAAAGAACATTTGCTGGAGATTGTAGATTTTTTCCGCACAAAAGTTGATGCTGGTGATATTGATGAGTTTGTAATCACCTCAGTCAATAAAGAAGGTGAGATTGAGATTTCAGTTTGTGCTCGTGATTTTGTTGGTGCGATCGGTATGTTTGAAGCCGGCAAGCACTCACTGCTCACGCAACAGATGTTTGACGAATGAAATTAACGCACGAACAGGCCTTGCATTGTGCCAAGGTCTTTGAAGACTATTTCGGAGATTTCAGTCGTATTGATGAATACATGCGAGATCAGAAGTTAAACTCTCTCGCAGAATTGCCATTTGCACTACCTGGTTGTGGCCCTGAAGAAGATTTGTTCTCTGATTTCAATATGAATCCACAAGATATGGATTTTGAAATCGTTGAACTTGAGGCTGCACGTTGGCAATTATACCTCGATATCATTTCATCACACAACAATCTGTCCAGTCCTGGCCGTAATGTTCGTTTGGCTATTCTAGAAAAGAATACGAAGAAGTGGGTTGGTTTTATTCGTATTGGTTCTCCTGTTATCAACATGAAGCCGAGAAATGAACTGCTTGGTTATGTGATGACAAATGAGATTGAAACCACCAGAGCGTTTAATAATTCTGCTGGTATGGGTTTCGTTATCGTACCTGCACAACCATTCGGTTACAATTATATTGGCGGTAAGTTACTGGCTGGTATTTGTTGTTCTCATGAGGTGAGGACGATTCTCAATAACAAATACAAGATGAATACTTGCCTATTTGAGACTACTAGTCTTTACGGAACTACAAAGCAAGTGTCGCAATACGACGGAATGAAGCCGTTTCTACGCTTCGGAGGTACCACCGATTCAGACTTCTTACCGATGATGCACGGAAAACCATACGAAGACCTCAAGAATTATGTTGAAGGTATTATTGGTCAATTCATTCCTGCTGATGCATCTAGTCGTAAACTCAAGATTTCTAATGCCATTATCTCTATGACTAAAGTGGCACTAAAGAGTCATAAAGAAGATTATGATAGGTTTATGTCTGTTATTGAGAAGGCCAAAGGATTGACTGAGAGGAAACGATACTACTATTGCAGTTATGGTATCAAGAACTATAAAGATATCGTTGCTGGAAAAACAGATACTATCATCAAAGATGAGAATTTTGAGAAACACCATCTGGAAAATGTAATTGACTGGTGGAAGAAGAAAGCCACCAATCGTTATGAAACTCTTAAAACTGAGGGCCGTCTAAGAACTGATATTGAGGTCTGGACTGGCGATAAAGAGATTGACATTATACGGTAATTGTGGTAGGATAAATATCTTATTCACATGGAGATATAAATGGCCGATGGAGTTTCAGGTGCAGGTTCAGAGACAACAGCACTAGCTGAAAGTTTACAAGCATATGCTTGTGCTACTCGCCAACATCTAGGTAAAGACCTGACTGATATAAGTCAAATAACATCTAAAACAATTGGAGACGCTGATTGTGATAGAAAACTTGATGCTTGTCTGAAAGGCCTGGATGCTGGATGGTATCACAGCGTTATTGTCACGGCCAATGCTATATTCAAAACAATACGACCTAGTGGTAAATATATTTTCTACCGAGGTGGTAATCTAGTTGGTCAAATCTATAAAGAATTCAGTAAATTTAGAAAAGAGTCTGGACTCACAGGCGATGATAAATGGAATCCTGCTGACATTTGGATGGTCAAAAAAGGATTTAAATTTGAGTCTGATTGGCCAACATTAAGGGACTATAATCGTTATATTTTTAACGAATTCGCACGTAAAACTTTAATTGGTATTTCATTGAAAAAAGTTCCAAAGGGTGATGCACACGCTAAAATTTTTAATGATGGTAAACCATTAATCGCAAAATGGAATGGTTACAAACTTGGTGCGAATATGTTGGATTCTAAAGACATATATTTAAGATATGTTTCTGAAGGAAAAGAAGGAGAAATACAATTGCGAAATTTCTCTAGTCGACCAGTTACAAGTTCATGGCAAGGTGAAATTAAAGGCAAAACTGCAGCAGGCGGAAAGATAGGCGGCGGCATTGTTATGGAAGCAGCCTTGCAATCTGGCATCGTTCGTGTTAAACTTATGATACCAAGTGCATTTCAATCTCAAATTGCAAAACCAAGTGAACAGACATTTAAACAGTTTGCAACGATGTTCAAGTTATTAAGCAATTCGAGAGATAGCATAGATAATTTAGTTAAACAAGCCAAGATTGGTCAAAAACAAGATCAAACTTGGTGGATGTCTAAGTTTTTAGGTGTGCATTATGTCTATACAATATTAAAAGAAAAAAGGCAAAATGAAGTTGTTAAATGGTTATTTGAGTACGGTTCATCCGCAACGAAAAACAGTAGCATATTCATAAAGTTCAGTTAAATGAACACATAGAAGATGATTTTTTTTATAAATAGATGAAAGGAGAGTTTATGTACGGATTCATCTATTTAACGGTAAATAAAATAACCAATAAGAAATATATTGGTATGTGTAAAAAAACACACGATAAAAATTATTTGGGTTCTGGAAAATTACTAAAAAATGCAATTAAAAAATATGGAAGAGAAAATTTTGAAAGAATCATATTACAAGAATGTGAAACTTTTGAAGAATTAAGTTTAGCTGAAGAACATTGGATAGAAAAGTATAATGCTGTTATTGACAAAAATTTTTATAATTTAACTTCTGGTGGATTTGGAGGTAATAGTGACTATTTAAAAGAGTATTGGAATAGTTTCACCGAAGAAGAACGAAAAACATGTCGCAATTGGAAAAAAAGAAATTTATTTGGCCAAAATAATCCTATGTTTGGAAAAAAACATAGTGAAGAAACTAAAAAATTGATTGGTTCAAAAAGTATAAACAGAAATTGGAATAAACCAAACCATAAAGGAGAAAAAAATCCTAGATCCAAAAAGGTTCTAGTTGAAATGTGTAATTTGATACAAGAATATAGTTGCCTAAAAATTTTTGCAGATACGATGAAAAATATTCCTTATTCTACATTAAAAAGTATTGCAAAAGATGGAAGATATTCAAAAAAATATAACCTAAAAATAACATATGTTTAATTTTAACGAATTTTTAACGGAGGAAAATCAAGGTGTTCTTCTTGCTGAAGAAAAAAGCGGCAAGAATGTTCACCTTGAATAGCTGGGCATATTGAAGATGAGATTTTAAATCGTGGCGTTGTCGGTGCGAGAGATGCAATTAATTTCCTGCAATCTCTACGTGACATGCTTGCAGGCAACTCACAATCAAAAGTAAATATCACTACAAAATGGGATGGCGCACCTGCCATTTTCTGTGGTATCAATCCAGAGAATGGTAAATTCTTTGTTGGTACTAAGTCAGTATTCAATAAGAGTGCTAAACTGAATTATACAGAAAAAGATATTGACGAAAACCATCCTGCCGAAGGTTTGAATAAGAAACTGAAGTATGCTCTCGCATATTTACCAAAACTTGGTATCAAAGGTATCTTACAAGGCGATATGATGTTCACCAAAGGCGATCTTAAAAAGGAGACGATAGATGGCGAACAGTACATTATATTCCAGCCAAATACTATTGTTTACGCTGTTCCTATTAACACTAAGTTGGCGCAGTCGATGATGGCCGCACAGATCGGTGTTGTGTTTCATACATCATACACCGGCCGCACCATGGAGGAAATGAAGGCCTCTTTCAATATTGATATTGGCCGTTTATCAACCACGAAAGATGTTTGGTTCCGTGATGCAACGTTTACTGATGCATCTGGTTCTGCCACATTTACCGAACAAGAAACAAAAGTGATTACCAGTATTCTGTCTCAAGCTGGTTCTACATTTAAAACTATACCGTCTTTAGTATTGAATCGTATCGCAAACAGTGATACACTATTGACTTATATTAAAACATTCAACAATTCAAAAGTGCGTGCTGGTGAAAAGATTCGTGATACAAGAGCACACACGATTGAATTGATCCGTTTTGTAGAGAATAAGTTAAATAAAGATATTGCAGACGCTAAGAAGTTAGAAACGAAACAGAAACGTGTTGCGGAAAAAACTGAAGTGATGCGTTTCTTTAGAAGTTATTCATTAAATCTAAAACAGATTTTTGATTTGCAAAATCTAATTGTTGAAGCCAAGACAATGATAGTTCGCAAGTTGGAAACAGTTAAGTCTATTGGTACTTTTGTTAGAACGGATAGCGGATTTAGAATTACTGCACCGGAGGGGTTTGTTGCAGTTTCCAGAACAACTGGCGGCGCGGTAAAGTTAGTAGACCGTATGGAATTCTCGCAAACCAATTTTAATGCTGCAAAAAACTGGTCAAAATAAGTATCAACAGCAACAAAATATACTAAATACCTTTGTAGAAGTAGATACAAAGGATAAAAAATGTTTAATGATAGTAAATACGCAAAATGGTATTTTTCAATTTGTTCTAAAAATTATGCGGGAATAACTGAAAGACACCACATTATTCCTAAAAGTTTAGGTGGAACAGACGATGAAGAAAACTTAGTTTCATTATCTCCAAAAGCACATTTCATATGTCATTGGTTGTTAACAAAAATGATGGTAGACAAAAAACATAAAGAAAAAATGTATTATGCTTTTAATTTTATGTTATTGAAACCAAAAGATTTAAAAGAAAAAAGATATTATCCTTGTTCCAGAGTTTATGATATTGCTAAAAAATATTTTCAGTTAAATAATCCTAACAATCACGACAATGTTAGAAAAAAAATATCTGATGCGAGAAAAAGAGCTTGGAAAAATCCTTCTCAATCAATGATTGAAGGAATAGAAAAAATGAGACAATCTAAAATAGGAAAAGAACCTTCAAATAAAGGTAAAAAAGGATTGTTCAAAGCTTCAAATGAAACGAAAGAATTATTAAGTAAACAGAGAACAGGAAGAAAATGGTTTACTGATGAAAAAAATTCTTATTTTATACACCCAAAAGATGCTAAACCAAATTATAGATTAGGAAGAAAATAATGGCTTATGATATCAGTAAAATTCTAGAAGAATATGGTGAAGATGATTTCGGTTTCTCGGCTGTATCTGAAGAAGAATACAATGCTGTCATTACTGAAAAAGTAGATACAGTTGAAGAGTATAAAGCGAGATTGGAACAATTAGAAAAATTGGTTTTGCCATTCTTCACTAAACTACTGAAAACTTCTGACAAAGAGTATATCTATTGGCCAAATCGTAAATCTTTAGTTGAGGCACAAATCCAGAAAATTCTGGCTTTAACAAGGGAAAACGTATAAGTATATTATAATTGGAGTTATTATGGAAAAAGTTGATTTAATTATTGGTTGTACCACAAACTATGATTGGCCCAAACTAAAGTATTGGGTCAACTCTATCAATAAGTCAGGTTTTAAAGGTGACAAGATGCTTGTCATGATGAACGCTGACGCACAAACAGTTCAAGAAGTTAAGAATGCCGGCTTCGGTATTATTGGCTTTGGTAATGATGATAAAGGCAATTTAGTCTATTCATCTAAGATGATGGTTCACGTTGAACGATTCATTCACATCTATAACTATATCAATCCAGAAAGACATCGTTACGTTATTACAACAGATGTCAAAGATGTGGTCTTTCAAAAAAATCCATTTGAGTTCCTAGAAAATAATCTAGGCGATAAAAATCTAGTCTTTGCATCGGAAAGTATTCGTTACAAAGATGAACCGTGGGGCAATGAGAACCTCATGCAGACTTTTGGCCGTTTTGTTTACGACCGATTTAAAGACAATGAGATTTATAATGTTGGTGTTCTAGGTGGTAAAGCTGAAGCGATGAAAGATTTGTGTTTGAATATCTTTGTCTCTTGTCTAAACAAACCAATTTCAATTTGTGACCAATCCACATTTAATTTTCTGATCTCACAACAACCATATAAAGACACATCTCTCTATATGAAATCGGAAGATGGTTGGGCATGCCAACTTGGCACTACTGCCGATCCACAAAAGATTGACGCATTTAAACCTTTCTTATTAGAAGAATCTCCAAAAATGAGTAAAGGTATCGTACAAACATCCACAGGAAAAGAATATTATATTGTACACCAGTATGATCGTATTCCTGTTTGGAAAAGATTAATTGAATCAAGGTTCGCATGAAGAAACGTATAATGTATGTGGTGCATCGATATGCACCTTATCCTGGTGGTTCTGAGAACTATGTTCGTGATATGGCTGAAGAAACTCTCAGTCGTGGCCATGAAGTGTGGGTATTTGCAGGTGAACACAAAGGCGATTTAAACGGTGTCAAAGTAACTGGTGATGGCAAAATCTTCAGTGAAAAATTTGATTTGATTGTTGTCCATGGTGGTGATGTTGGTCTGCAAGATGCAGTTCTACGTCATTCACATGTCATTCAATCGCCAATGGTTTTCATGTTGATTATTCCATCTGAGAGTGAAACATATAAGTTTGCCATGCAGCACGTTAAGTATATTGGTTGTTCAACAAAAGAAGATTGGGCATTTGTTAAAGAAAAGAAACTATTACACAAATCACGTAGAATCATTCATGGCATTGATGAAAAGATTTCTGTCGGCATGCCAGGTTTTCGTGAGAAGTATGGCATCAAAACTGAGTTGATGTTTCTTTCTTGTGGTGGTTATTGGCCAAATAAAGCCATGCACGAATTAGTAGATGTATTCAATAAAGTTGGTCGTTACGACATTACTCTTGTATTGACTGGTTATGACAATCGACACAATTTAATTCCTCAAGAATCCGAATATGTAAAACCATTAATGATTGATGGTCGTGAAGATGTTATGTCTGCCATTCATGAAGCCGATCTTTATATCATGCACTCACATAGAGAAGGTTTTGGTTTAGTACTACTAGAATCCATGTTAAATAAAACTCCATGGGCAGCCAGAAATATTGCTGGTGCAAGATTGATGAGTGATTATGGATTTGCATATGATAATGATGAACAATTATTAAAGTATATGAAAGAATTTAAATCTCTCAAAGGCACAATGAGAATTGATAATGCATATGAATATCTCATTCACAATCATTTGATTAGACATACTGTTGATGATATTTTGGAGTTAGCATGAACTTTACTTTTGGTATTGTTACACTATATGAAAATCTAGAACAAATAAAAGAAGTTGTTTCCTCAATTCGCAATTTAAGAATTAAAAATTATGAGATTTTAATTATTGGTGATGGTGTTAATGAATCTAATTTCAAAGAATCTGTTGATGTAAAAAAGATAAAATTTGATGAGACAGTAAAGCAAGGTTGGATTACAAGAAAGAAAAACGTTCTTGTGGATTCAGCTAAATATGATAATGTTGTCGTGATGCATGACTATTATCTATTTGATAATTTTTGGTATAAAAATTTTTTAGAATTTGGTGATGATTGGGATGTTTGTAGTAATGCACAGTTATTGATTAACAATAAAAGACATTTTACAGATTGGGTTATTTGGGATTCACCTGTGTTTCCAAGATACTCAGCCATTCCATATCATGATTGGTCTCAAACGAGATTCATGTATCAATCTGGTGGATACATGATCGTCAAAAAAGATTTCTATAAAAAGTTTCCAATGAACGAAGACATGACTTGGGGTTCAGCCGAAGATGTTGAGTGGTCTTTGCGTATGCGTACAAGTGCAAACTGGAAATGTAATGGTAAATCAATTGTAAAACATAATAAGGTACACCGTGATGCAAAATAAATTAGTTATCTTTGATTTGGATGGCGTTCTCATTGATTCCAGAGAACTTCATTATCATGCACTCAATGATGCTCTTGCAAAAGTAGACCAAGAGTTTGTCATTAGTCGTGAAGAACATTTGAGTACATATGATGGTTTGAATACCACACGTAAACTTGAAATGTTATCTGAAAGAAAAGGTCTCGATCGCAAATATTTCGACCAAGTATGGAAAGATAAACAGACAGAAACATTTAAACTACTGCGTGAACTGCCAAGAAATCATACGGCAGTTTATATCATATCACAATTAAAGTTGCACGGTTGGAAAATTGCTGTTGCAAGTAATTCAATCCGTGAATCGGTTCGTATTGCTCTTAATGCAATCGGCATTCTTGGTGATGTAGATTATATCGTTTCTAATGAAGATGTGAAAAGACCAAAACCATTTCCTGAAATGTATTGGCAATGTATGACTGCTTTGAATGTATTACCAAAAAATACTATCATTGTAGAAGACAGTCACATTGGCCGGCAAGGTGCGATTGACTCTGGTGGTACTTTGTATCCGGTAGAAGATTCTAAAGATTTAAATGCTCTTCGTTTCATGGAAAGAATTGAAGAATTTGAACGTGAACACAAAGAAGTTGTAATTCCGTGGAGAGATAAGAAATTGAATGTGTTGATTCCTATGGCTGGTGCTGGTTCTAGATTTGCCCAAGCAGGTTATACTTTTCCAAAACCACTTATTGAAGTTCGTGGTAAACCAATGATTCAAGTTGTTGTTGAGAATCTGAATATTGAAGCTAACTACATTTACATCGTACAGAAAGAACACTACGAAAAGTATAATCTAAATTATCTTCTAAGTCTCATCACACCAGGATGCAAGATTGTGCAAGTCGATGGTCTGACAGAAGGTGCTGCATGTACTACACTTCTCGCAAAAGAATTTATTAACAACGATGCACCACTTGTCATGGCAAACTCTGACCAGTTTGTTGAATGGAATTCTAATGAGTGTATGTACGCTTTCAGCGCAGACGATATTGATGGTGGTATTTTAACATTTAAGGCCACACATCCAAAATGGTCATATGCTAAACTAGACGAACATGGTTTCGTATCAGAAGTTGCAGAAAAGAAACCAATTTCAGATAATGCAACAGTAGGCATTTACTATTGGAAACATGGTTCTGATTATGTCAAATATGCTGAACAGATGATTGCAAAGAACATTCGCACCAATAATGAATTCTATGTTTGTCCAGTATTCAACGAAGCCATTGGTGATGGTAAGAAGATTCGTGTAAAAGAAATTCAGAAAATGTGGGGTATTGGTACTCCAGAAGATTTAAACTATTTCTTGGAGAACCATAAATGAAAACAGCAGTAATTCTCACAGGCCATCTAAGATGTTGGAAACAAGTATTTCCAAATTTCAAAGAGAAAGTAATTGATCGATATAATCCAGACATTTACATTCACACATGGGATGATGAAGCATATTGGATTCCTGGTGATAAACAAAATGAAACTGGTATCTTTGAAGGTGCACCAGAGATTTTAGATCAAGAAGTTATTGATACTTACAAACCACTGTACTATGTGAAAGAATATTGGAAAGATTTCAACAAACACTTTGAACATTGCGGCACATACTTTAAAAACTTTGCACATAGACCAAAGAATATTCTTTCAATGTATTATAAGTTACATCAAGGCGTTTCATTGATGGAAAAACATATCGCACAATTGCAAAACAATTATGACATGGTAATTCGTATGCGGCCAGATATGGTGTTCAATGAAGATTTGCCTGATTTTGAATTGAATACGTTTTATACTATTGCACATCGTAATCATCTTGGCCAAGGCACCGGCGATTTGATGCAAGTTGGTAATGTAGCGCAAATGATGTTCTTCTCTAAGATCATTTGTTTCATTGCACCACTATATGCACAAACAAATCTTTTATGCCCACATGTGATTACATCGCAACATATTAAAAATTTAGGTTTTCCTTGGAAAGAATTTAATGTTAACAAGACATTAATGCACACACCAAAGGGACCTTATGTAGAAATGGATAAACAAAATGCTTGAAGAAATTTTAAAATTTAATGATGGTCCTGTAGGATATGAACGTAGTGGCCGTGGCCATATTAAGATGAAAAGTCATGCAGTACCTTATAGCATCATGCAGGCCGAATGGGACTTCTTACACAATATTGTGGTCGAGAATAATTTGCAAAGAGGCTTCGAACTTGCTACTGCATTTGGCATTTCTGGTTCGGCTATTGGCACCGCATTTAAGAAAACTGGCGGCAAGTTTGTAACTATGGATGCATATGTTGAAGAGAAGTATAATAATGCAGGTAAATACGAACACTTTGAAAAAGAAGTTTATGATAAGTCCGATGGTTATAAAAGTGTAAAGTATCTTGTCGAGAAATTTGGCTTGCAAGACACCATGTTTCCAGAGATTGGTTGGTCACCAGATGATGTTGGTGATATCATCGGTAAACATTTTACAGAGAAGTTAGACTTCGTATTCTTAGATGCTGGCCATTTTGAAGGACAGATGATTAAAGATATTGATGCAATTAAACCACATTTGGCTGAAAAATTTGTATTTGTTTTTCACGACATTTATCCTTGGAGTTGTACACAAAAAGTACACGAACATGTGAAGAAAGTTTTTGGTAAAAGTATTGTTGTTGAACTTCCTTATCCACAAGGTGAGAATATGGGAGTGATTAAGAACCTATGATTTTAATATCGCACAGAGGAAATTTGGATGGGCCAGATCCATCTATTGAAAACAAACCAGAAAGAATTGACGAACTCATCTCTAAAGATATTCCTATTGAGGTCGATGTTCGTTGGCACAACAACGGTTTTTATCTTGGCCATGATGAACCACAATATCCAGTTGCAACATCGTATTTGCTAGAAAGAAAAGACTGGTTATGGGTGCATTGTAAAGACCACGAAGCATTCAATCAGATTCTAAAAATCAAGAAATTCAATTCATTTTGGCACCAGGAAGATGACTACACATTGACCACTTTTGGTTATACTTGGGCTTATCCAGGTAAAGAATCTGTTGGTTCTCTATGCATCACCGTAATGCCAGAAAGACACTGGAAACCAGAAGAAACCTTGAAGAAATTGTTCTTCGGTATCTGCACAGACTTTGTGACGGAATACCAAAGTATTATAAATAACAAGTAAAATTAAACTGCTGTAGAGGCGGGAGAACATGAAATTTAAAGATTTTCTGGAAGAACAGAAGGAACACCATGCGGTTTTGGCCTTTGGCCGAATGAATCCGATCACTTCTGGCCATGAAAAACTGATCTCAACGGTCAAAAATATTGCAAAAAAGCATGATGCCAGTCATCATGTCGTCCTCTCGCATACACAAGATAAAGCCAAAAATCCACTTTCGGCAGACCAGAAGTTGCGTCATGCTCGTAATGCATTTCCAGGCACCAACTTCTCTGCATCATCCAAAGAACATCCAAACTTTCTGAAACAAGCTCAGAAGTTGTATCATTCTGGTGTTACTCATCTGCATATGGTTGGTGGTTCGGATCGTGTGCAAGAGTTTAAAGATACTCTACACAAATACAATGGCACACATGAAGGTGCATTGTTTAACTTTAAAAACATTCAAGTTCATTCTGCTGGTTCTAGAGATCCAGATGCGGAAGGTATTTCTGGTATGTCTGCCTCTAAAATGAGAGGTCATGCCAAAACTGGTAACTTTAGAGAGTTTAAAAAAGGTGTACCATCTTCTATGTCTCACGAACACGCCAAGGCTTTATACAATGATGTTCGCAAAGGAATGGGACTACAAGAAGATATCAATTTTGATTTTGAACAATTACTGAATGAAGGTGTTCACGATCAATCTATTTTCAAGGCAGTCTTCTTAGCAGGTGGTCCTGGTTCTGGAAAAGATTACGTATTAGATAATAGTCTACAAGGCCATGGATTAGTTGAGATCAATTCTGACAAGGCATTAGAGTATTTGATGGACAAAGAAGGTCTTGATAAGAAAATGCCTGCAACAGAAAAAGGCCGTAGAGAATTTGTTCGTTCAAGAGCCAAGAGTATGACTGAGTTACGTCAACGTCTTGCTCTCTATGGCAGAAACGGACTCATCATTAATGGTACTGGCGATGAAACAGATAAGATTAAAAAGATTAAAGAACGTTTAGAGAAACTTGGTTACGAAACTTCTATGGTCATGGTCAATACTGCCGATGATGTTTCAATGCAAAGAAATATTGAACGTGGCCAAAAAGGTGGTCGTACAGTACCAGAAGAAATTCGTAAACAGAAATGGCAAGCATCACAGAATTCTAGAGTTGAATATGCGAAGTTATTTGGTGATGGTTACATGGAATTTGATAACTCTGAAGATTTAAGAACTGCATCACCAGATACAGTTAAAGAAAAGAAAGATCAACTTGATGCAATCTTTAAACAGATTCAAAAGTTTGTATCTAAGCCACCAAAGACCGAACAGTCGAAAGAGTGGATTGCAAAAGAATTGGAAAGAAAAGACCTGTTAAAGGTTGGTGGCGTAGCTGAGAAACAACCTCATTCGTCATCTGGCGCGGCTGAAGAAGCAAAGAAAATGGGATTAGAATACTACGGATTTGGAAGATATGGTAAAGGTGGTAAGGTTACATATCGTTCAGTACATGACAGACTACAACCAGTACAGGTCATGAAAGAAGAATTAGATACAGAAGTCCAACAACTGCTAGGTGAAGCAGTTTCAGTTACAATTACAGGTGATAGTGCTGAAGAAGTTGGTGAAATGATTTCTAAATTGAGTTTATCTCAATCTACGAAAAAAGAAGAAAGTACATTCTCCGATGATACGGCGAAAAAATTACTTTCTCTTGGATTTAAAGAAATGATTAATCAAAATGAGGAGAAACAAGATGTTAAAATTTTTGAAGGACTTATTCTCGAGCAAACCAGCTCAACCAAACGAAAAGCACCCACTGGATGGCCCAATCCGAGTAGCGGAGGAAAAACAGCTTACGGTTTCAACCGCACCCAATCCTACTGCGGTGAAGAAAGCAGTACAGAAGAAGCCAGCTTCATCAATGAAGAAGACACAAGGTGTGAGCAAGGCAGTCGTAAAAAAATCACCATCTCAGAAATCTGGAAACGGAAAAAAGAACAGACCCAAGAAAGTATAGACAAAGGTATTGAACCTGGAATTTCTATGGCCGGCGCAGGTGAAAGCATTGCTAGAGATATGGGTGAGGTTATTGGAAAAGATGGTAAATCAACACCAATTACTTTAGACAAGTTTAAATCCAAAAGGAAAACTAAATGAAATCGTTTAAGAATTTCATCGCCGAAAGATGCTGGCCAGGTTATAAGCCCGCACCAGGAAAAAAGGCTTACGATAAAGGTTCTTGTGTAAAAGAAGAAACTTTAGATGAAGCTTCAGCCGCCTGGCAGAGAAAAGAAGGTAAATCTGAAAGTGGTGGTTTGAATCGTAAAGGCATTGAGTCATATCGCCGTGAAAATCCAGGTTCAAAACTTTCTATGGCTGTTACAACAAAACCATCTAAGTTGAAGCCAGGTTCAAAAGCTGCCAATCGTAGAAAGTCTTTTTGTGCTAGAATGGGTGGCATGAAAAAACGTTTGACATCTGCTAAGACTGCAAATGATCCAGATAGCCGCATTAATAAAGCATTAAGAAAGTGGAATTGCTAAGTGGCACAGTTTAGAACCGACAAAAATATAATCGATTCGGGTCAAGTATTTACTCGTTATGAAGTAAGTATGTTGTCTGACCGTTTATCGCCATCTGGCACTATGACAGATGCGTTTGGTCGTTTGCGAGTCACTCAACCATTTACACTTTTTGATAGTACACATAGATTTTCTGATAATGGATTATGGGTTACAGCTAATACCGCAGGCAATAGTTCTTATGGTTTCATAGAAAATCAAAGCACAGTTGCTATGACTGTTAACACAACCGAAAATGCTGAGGTTGTTCGTGAAACAACAAAAATATTTTCTTATCAACCAGGAAAATCATTGTTGATTATGAACACATTTGCGATGGAACCAAAAGCCAATGTTCGTCAAAGAATTGGTTATTTTGGTGAAAGTAATGGTATTTACTTAGAGAACGATAGTAATACAAATTATCTTGTGGTCAGAACAAATACTGCAAGCACAATTACAGAAACAAGAGTAGCGCAATCTGATTGGAATATCGATAAATTTGATGGTACAGGATACTCATCACAAATTGGTGGTGATGAACATTCTGGTGGATTAGATGTAAGTAAAACAAATATTTTTTGGACAGATATTGAATGGTTAGGTGTTGGTGATGTTCGTTGTGGTTTTGTCGTTGATGGTAGATTTATAACCGCACATATATTTCATAACGACAATAGAAATACTGTGCCTTATATGACTACTGCAAATTTACCACTAAGAATGGAAATAAAAAACACAGGCGTATCTGCAAGTAATTCAACCCTAAGACAAATTTGTTCATCTATAGCTTCAGAAGGTGGATATGAATTATATGGTTCACAACAAGCAATAGGAACAGCAATTACTGCGCCAGTAGATTTACCATTAGCTGGAATATATTATCCAATTATTTCAATACGATTAAAACAAGATCGTTTAGATGGGATTGTTATTCTAACTGCTCTATCAATTTTAGGCATTTCAAACGCATATTACAATTGGCAAGTAAGAGCGGGAGCAAATACATCTGGTGGTGGAACATGGGTATCTGCTGGAGATAACTCTGCTGTAGAATATAAACTAGATGGCGAATCGGTTGTTGGAGGTAGAGTGTTAGCATCTGGTTTTACTGGCGCAACAAATCAAGCTTCAGGACCAATTGATATTCTAAAAGCGGCACTATTTAAATTTCAACTAGAAAGAAACGGTTTAACAAAAACTCCATATGAACTGACTTTAGTCGCTTCGGCAAGTTTTAATGGTGCCGACATATACGGGTCTATGGATTGGGAAGAAATCACAAGATAAAAACAAAATCTCAGGAGAAAAAAATGAAAGACTTTAAAAAAGAATTATCTGGTGTTACCGATGCAGCTGAAAAAATTATGGGTGAAGCATTGAAAGGTCAGCAACACAAGATTGACAAAAACAAGAACAACAAAATTGATGCACAAGACTTCAAGATTCTTCGTGGTGAAAAGAAGATGAAAGAAGAATCTGAGCAAGAAGAAACTATTCTTGAGTATGAATCAAAAGGTGGTGTTTATCGCCACAAAGGTACCTATGGTTACGAAGGTAAAGGTGCCGAGCATGGCCAAACCGATTACAAAGAAAAAGAAAAAGAAGAAAAGCCAAAAAAAGGTTATGGCGCTCGCCAAAACTATGTCCGTTCTAAGAAAGTTTCTGGTAAGACCTATGAATCTTTTACTGCCATGATTGATGACTATAAAGAACAAGGCATCAAAGGTCTGTTTGAGGCTTTAAAGAAAAAGAAAGATATGATGGAACAAACAGTTGAAGTTGTTGACATGACTGATCCATATGACATCAAAACTTCTACTGTTGAATTAAATCAAGAAGAAGTTGAACTTGAAGAGCGTACACTTACTGAGCCAGAAATGAAGAAAAAAGAAGAAGTTGTTATGTCTATGAAAAAGAATCTATCTGGTTTCAAAGATCGTTATGGTGATAAAGCCAAATCTGTAATGTATGCAACCGCAACCAAGATCGCAAAGAAAGACTGATATGAAAAAGTCCTCTGAAGTTTTTAAAAACATCAGATTCGCCAAGTTGGATCCTAAACATGAAAAAGGTCATGCAGGTGGATCTACTGACGATGAAGAGCATTATGCTGTTGGCGAAAAAGAATTTAACCAACAAGTAGCTCACGCTAAGAAACGTGCTATGCAAGAGGAAAAGAAAGATAAGTTTGATATTGGTGAATATGACCAAGAAGGTGACATGGCCAAGTCAGACTTACGATCTATCATTGCAAATGCAAAACGTGTGCATGATATGTTGGAAGATTCTGATAATTTGCCTGAATGGGTTCAATCTAAAATTACCAAAGCAGAAGATTATATTTCTACTGCTGCCAATTATATGGCCGCTGAGATGAATGAAGAAGTTGAGCAGATTGATGAGGTTTCTTCTGATCTGGTTAAGAGAGCAAGAGATGTTGCTTTCACTAAAGGCAAAGAAGATCAAGGTCATCGTTTTGTTCGTAAGGCTTATGAAAAAGGCCAAAAAGAATCTGAAGCAATGGCCAAGAAAATCAACGAAGTCTCTAATGAACTTCTTCAACGTTATAAAAATAAAGCTGGCGAACAAGTTGATAATCCTGCCACACCTTCTGCAACAAAACTGAAACGTGGTATTGGTCATTTGAAGGCGACATCAAAACAAATGACAAGTGGTAAACCAATGCCAAAAGAAGAAGTTGAGCAGATTGAAGAACTTTCTACTGATACACTCAACAAATACAAAACGAAAGCTACGGCTGTTGCCAGAAGTTCTTTAGCCAACGCAAGATATGGTGATCCAGATGACATTGATGCAAGAAACAAATCTAGTGAGACATATGAAAAACGTATGAAGGGCATCAAAACTGCAAATGATCGTTTGAATAAAGAAGAAATGGATTATAGTGTAAAAGTTACCCATAGAACTCCTGATGGTGAAACTGCACACAAAGTTTACAAAGTAGTAAAAGCTAAAAGTGGCGGCCATGCTCAAAGTATTGCATTGAATAAACATACTGCTGCATTAGATAAAGCCGGTACAAAATATACGAATGCAACAACTAGCATTATGAAAGAAGATTTGCGTAAATGGTTTGACAAAGATCATCCTGAAGGTGGTTGGAAAAGAATCAATTCTAAAGGTGAGGCAATCGGACCATGTGCAAGAGAACCAGGTGAACCAAAACCAAAATGTATGAGCAACGAAAAACGTGCTCAGTTATCTAAAAAAGAACGTGCATCGGCTGTAGCCGCTAAACGTAAACATGATCCTAATCCAGAAAGAAAAGGTGAACCAATTAACGTTTCTAACTATGGAAAAGGAAAGTTAGGAGAAGACGTGGAACAATTAGACGAAAAGAATGTACCAACATCACCAGAAAAATGGGCTCAAGCAAAGGCACAAGCCAAAGCTAAGTTTGATGTTTATCCTTCTGCATATGCAAATGGTTGGGCTGCCAAGAAATACAAAGCCATGGGTGGTGGTTGGAAATCTGTAAGTGAAGCCGCTGAGGAACCACCATTTGAAGGTGGAAAAGAACCTTCTAAGAAAGCCGTTGCTGGCAAACACGGTGCAGGTTATTCAACCGCACGACACCTCGCACGTATGGCTCTGAAGAAACAACAAGAAAAAATGAAGCCTTTGAAGAAAGTAAATGAGTCTAAAAAGGCAGAAATTGTCAAGAGAATTGCTAAAAAAAATGTGAGTGATGACAAATTTCAACCTGAGCCAGAGTTAAACTCCCGTGTTCAGAAAGTAAATGATGTTGATCCATTTATTAATAAATAACATATAAACCTTTAGGAGAAAAAAATGGCTTTATGGTCTAATACAGATGCCAATACGAGCGCACCAAAGAACGCCGTAGCCAGCGGAGTTGGTCTGTCTGCAAACGGATTTACGGTTTTCAATAGTGCTCAAAATATTGGTGAAGAAGGAAATACAACTGTTCAGGTCTTTGGCGTTGACACCACTGAACAAGTAAATGCTACCAAAGGTGGTCATGCAGGTTGGGTTCTGCGTACTACTGGTACTGGTGGCCGTGCCGGTCGTGTTCACGTTGAAACCCTAGTTGCTATGGGTTCCATGGATGAAGACGCTGAGGATACAGTCTACAAAGATACAGTTATCACCATCGTTACACAACCACAGAGCAATTCTGAGTTTGTTTCTGGTGAAGACGTTACTCTGTCCGTTGTTGCTACATCCAACCCATCCGCCACTCTGACCTATCAGTGGTACGATGTCTCGAATGGTGCAATCCTGACAGGCAACACCGCAACTACTCTGAACGTTTACGGCATTACTACGAACTCTTCGTTTAATGTTGTCGTTTCGGCCGCTGGTGCTACCTCGGTTGGTTCTGCTAACGCTGATATCACCATCCCAGCCTAATGATAAGTTTTAGTGAGTTTTTAAAAGAAGAAGACATAAAGCCAGGACAGGCTGAAGATGCTCACCAACCAACTGGTGAAGCATCTTCGGCTGTTTCCAATCCTGTAATTGTGTCTGAGATTAATACTCTTTTATTAAGAGAGTTAGCTGACGGTGAAGTCTATAATGTGCAAGCGGGTATTCAGAAGATACGAAAAGTTTTACATCGTTTCGGAATGGATATGCCTGCACTTTATGATGCCGATCCAGAAGGCGATGAGATTACTTTTGACTTAAACCAATTTGATAATCCAGATAACGTCATTTATTTGTATGTTCTGTATTTTCTAAAAGATGAAGGTTGTTATGAGTTCTTTGCACAAGTAGGTGATGCAGATACGATTGATAACTTGGCATCGGAGATTGACGACATAGAAGAATAATAATGTTTGATAATTTGACGAATGAAAATATATTACTGTATGCAACAAAGTGTTATGATAAACCAAATTGCATAATGAGTGAGTTTAAAGAAGATATGAAACGATTTAATTATATTAAGAGATTGTTTCGTAGATATACAAAATATGGTGAGTTGCGTGAGAATCTGTTAATCAACCATTTAATTATTCTATACAATGTTTTTGGTGTAGAAGCAACAACGAGAATGTTATTTTTCAAGATCAGTAAAAGTGATTGGCCTGCATTGAAAACTTGTTTGTTGTTTCTGAGTTGTATGCCAGAAGTTGTAAGAGGTATTAAAGGACAAAATATATTATCTTCTGACATTTCAGTAGATATGACTATAGCAGAGGCTTTAAGAAACATAAGATGAAATTAGAAGACCGAAAAACTAATGAAGAATTTGGTGGAATGGTTGGTGGTACACCAGTCAATAATGTTGGCGATGGTAACATTGCAGGCCTTGGCATTGGTAAAGATGGTGAACCTGGTGTAAAAAAGAAAAAGAAAAGAGAAGTTATTCCATTTAAAATGTTTAAGAGGAAATAATGTTTGGTATTGGTGCGATTGTTCGTGCAGTCATGTATCTGATTATAGTTTTGGTCGTTGTTGGTGGACTATGGTACATCATTAACATCAAAGCTGATCTTGCCACATCTGAAGCAAACAATCAAAAGTTACAAGAAGCAACAAAGTTACAATCTGAATTGATTGAATCTATGCAAAAAGATATCAAGCAAATACAAGAAATAAATGTTAAACTACAAGAAGAAAATACGAAACAGAAAAAAGATGTTGATGCATTAAGTAGAAAGTTTGACAAGAGAGATTTTGGTGCCTTTGTATCAGCAAACCCAGCAAAAGCACAAGAGTTAATTAATCGTGGTACAACAAATGTAATGCGTTGTTTAGAGTTAGCATCAGGTGCACCATTAAATGAAAAAGAGAAAAATGCAAAATCACCAACGGAGGCCAATCGTGAATGCCCGTCATTTATTGATAGCGATTACGTTTCCTCTAATTAGTGGCTGTGCCTCTTTTGGTAATCTCTTTGGTGGTTCAGACGTAAAACCAATAGAGATTAAAACAAAAGCAGTACAGAGACAAACATTAAATATAAAAGAACCTGCACCATTACAAGCTCGTGAAGTCCAATGGATTGTTATCACACCAGAAAATGCAGAACAAATTTGGAAAGATTTAAAAGAAAAGAATGTTGATGTTGTTTTGATTGGTCTGACAGATGAAGGTTATGAACAGTTGGCCTTAACGATGGCAGAATTGAAAAATTATATTGCACAACAAAGATCAATCATTATAAAGTACAAAGAATACTACGAACCAAAGGAAGATAAAAATGGCTCTAACTAAGATTCAATCAGGATCTTTTGATGATGGTGCAATTGATACTGGAGATTTAGCTGCAAATATCTCAGCAACTTATGCTACTTATGCTGCTGTTGCTGCAAATCTAACACCTCGAATCGCTTCAGTAAATGTTGCAAATTCTACTTGGCACGTTCTCGATGATACGGCGGTTAACACGGCCGGTGGTTATCTTGTTATCACTGGTGCAAACTTCCAAAGTGGTGCTATTGCGATAGTACAAGATACGAATGCGACAAGTACAACATATGTCGATGAAACTACTCTAAGAGCTCAGGTTCCAGCAAAAACATCAGGTTCATACAATTTATATGTTGCAAATCCAGATGGTGGAACTGGAATTAAAATTTTAGCAGTGACATATTCAAATACACCAATATGGGGAACTTTAGCGACATTAGACGATCAACCAACTGGTACTGACTTTGCCATCAATATTAGTGCAAACTCAGATTCAAATGTAACATATACAAATACAACTGCATTACCAGCTGGAACCACATTACTAGCTAATGGATATTTTTATGGTGCATTTACAGATGATCCAAATACAGTATTAACTTTCACTGTTAATGCTACCGATGAAGAAAACCAAGATACACCAAGAGAATTTAGTGTTACTGTTGTGGCAAGTAATGCTAACCGAGCAATTTTTGAAGGAAGATATCTTGCAAATTATAGTACTTTTTATAATACTATTGATTACGTCTCCTTTTCATCAACAGGAAATGCAACAGATTTTGGAGATTTGACTGTTTCGAGAGGTAACGGCGCAGGTATTTCGTCCACAATTAGAGGAATACTTGCTGGAGGCTTATCAACTGGTGTAGTAAGAGATGACACAATAGATTATTTCATTATATCTAGTCTAGGAAATGCCACCGATTTTGGTAATTTAGTTAAAGGCCTATATGCTCCAGCTGGATGTTCTTCCAGCACTAGAGGAATTATCTCTGGTGGTCAGAGTCTTTCTGGCTCTGTGGTTAGAGAAAATATTATACAATATATAACCATCGATAGTGCAGGTAATGCTTTAGATTTTGGTGATTTAATTGATGGCACGTATTTTGCTTATTCTTTCTCCAACCCAACAAGAGGAATTATTGCTGGAGGAAATTCCGCTTCGGGATCGTATAATAATGTTATTCAATATATTACTATTGCATCATTAGGTGACACTTTAGATTTTGGTGATTTAATCGGAGAAGATGCTGATGGCGGCGGCGCCTCAAATGATATTAGAGGATTGATGGGCGGTTCATCGAGAAATCCATTAAATACTATTCAATATATTACTATTGCAACGTTAGGTAATGCGACAGATTTTGGTGATTTAAGTGTTGCGAGGTCTGGAAATAGCGGCGCAGCTAATCCAACTCGAGCCATTTTTGCTGGTGGCGAAGCATCTAACGTAAATCAAAATGTCATAGATTATGTAGAAATTAATAGTTTGGGTAATGCTACTGACTTTGGTGATTTGACTGTGGCTGGTAGAGGAGTAACTGGTATCTCTAGTAATCACGGTGGATTGCAATAATTTTAAATAATGATTTTATAATTAAAGGGAAAATAATATCATGTCAAATGAACTAATATTAAAAAATATTAATACATCTCTGGTGACACAAAAACCAGAGTATAAAGTTATGTTGAATAATATCAATTCTAAAATGCCGGCTGTTCAACGTGACACTTCAAATTTCCATAAAAGTCACAGCCAATTTATGCAGGTTACTTTAGATATAACTGCCATTACGCCTATACGTAGCATTAAACACACTTTAGCTGAAATTGAGAGAACAAAAAAAGCTTTACAAGAAGCATATATTGGATTAAAAAAACAAGATATTGAATTGAGACGCAAACAAAATATGATTGAAAAAACAGAAGACGAATTTGATAAAGAACTGTTACAAATAGAAATTATTGAAATACAATCGCATATGGAAAGTGCTCAAAATTCTGTGAATGGTGCTTTAAGAAAAATGAATTTTCTGGTAAACCAACATCAACAACTATTGGAAAAAATAGGAAGAAATGAGATCACTGAAGAAGATTATGAAAAAGAAGAAGCCAGATACCATATTATGACTTGTATGAAACAAGCTTTAAATGCCGCTAGAAGTCGTGGTGGTATGATAGATGAAGGTAATCTAATTTATCTATTTGACTTAGGTATTAGTGCAGCACAAGCACAACTTGAAGTCACTTCTTATTTAAATTTAGAAAAACAATTATTGGATCAAGGTATGGCACCAACACATAAAACAACACTAAAATGGTTGGAAGCTTGTGCTGATAAGTGGCAAAATGATCCTATGGTATTTGCAGAAAGTCGTGGTTTTTCAACATTAGATCATTCTAGTTTGACAAATCTTTTAACTAACGAAAACAATGGCACTCACTAAACTATCGTCTACTGAATTCCAAACCGGAGCCATCACCACAGATAAATTCTCTGGTGATGTTGCTCTGAGTGTTCGTATTGCTAACGTATTAATTGCTAATTCGACATATACAGTTCTTGACGATACTGCTGTCAACGTTGGTGGTGGATACATTGTGGTCACAGGTGCAGGATTTCAGTCTGGTGCTCAAATAGTCATCAATGAAACTCCTGCAACATCAACCACATTTGTTTCGAGTACAGAACTCAGAGCTCAGATTGGTGCCAAGTCTGCTGCAACATATGATGTGTATGTAATCAATCCAGATGGTGGTAATGCAATCTCTGTAAATGGTATTACATATTCTGGATTACCAACATGGGTTACTGGCAGTACGCTCGATGCACAGAATGCTGATGTTGCATTTAATGTTTTGTTCAGTGCTACAGGTGCCACAAGTTATGCAAATACAACTGCATTGCCAGCCGGTACTGTATTATTGAGTAATGGTTATTTCTATGGTACTGTAACTGGTATTGGTTCTGAAACAACTTATAATTTCACTATCTCGGCTATTGACGATGAAAATCAAAATAGTGATAGGGAGTTTAGTTTGACGGTTGCTGTCGTAACTGCACCATCGACAGTTGAATACTTAGTGGTTGCAGGAGGAGGAGCTGGTGCTTATGATTATGGTGGTGGCGGCGGAGCAGGAGGATTTTTAACTGGCAATTTGTCAATAACAACTACTACGTCATATACAGTAACAATTGGATCTGGAGGAACAGCAGGTTCAACATCATCTTCTACGAATGGCCAAAATTCAACATTCGCATCAATCACTTCTACTGGCGGCGGTAAAGGTGGATATAGAGCAGCAGGTTCTAATGGTGGATCAGGTGGCGGCGGAGGAGAAGGCCCCAATTCTGGAGGTAATGGCACGCCGGGTCAAGGAAATAATGGCGGAAATGGATGGCCCTCTTTCAACTCTGCTGGAGGTGGCGGAGGAGCTGGAGCTATAGGACAAGACGCTCCTAGTATAAATCAAGGCGGCGCCGGCGGCAATGGCAGTACTGCGTTTGATGGTATTGTCTATGCTGGAGGAGGTGGCGGTGGAAATTATAATACATCGACCAGCGGCGGTGCCGGAGGTACCGGTGGTGGCGGAAAAGGTGGAGGTGGCAGTATAGCGGGTTTTGCTGGAACAACGAATACTGGCGGTGGTGGTGGAGGAGGTGGTGCAGCTCAACTTGGTGGTAATGGCGGTTCCGGTATCGTAATCGTTCGTTATCCTAATAATTATGATGATGCTGTTTCAACTACAGGTTCACCAACTTTCACAAATACTGGTGGTTACAAGATTTACAAATTTACTGGATCAGGATCAATTACTTGGTAGACAAACATGGCACTCACAAAAATTAGTTCAAACGAAATTCAACCAGCAGCAATTACTTCAGATTTAATTTCTGCTGATGTATCTCTTGGAGTTAAAATCTCCAACGTATCAATTGCTAACTCTACATATACGGTTCTTGATGATACTGCTGTAAATGTTGGAGGTGGTTACATTGTGATTACTGGTGCTGGTTTTAACTCTGGTGCTCAAGTTATTATTGGTGGTACAAATGCTACATCAGTTACAAGAGTTTCGTCAACAGAACTTAGAGCAGAAGTACCTGCAAAATCTGCTGCAACATATAATGTCTATGTTGTTAACACCGATGGTTCTACTGGTATTCGTGTAAATGGATTAACATATTCAGCAACACCAACATGGGTTACAGGAAGTACATTGGATAATTGGACTGTTGATACCGCAACAAATATTACTTTTAATGCGAGTGGTGCCACTTCTTATTCTAATACCACCGCATTACCAACGGGTACTACATTATTATCCAATGGTTATTTCTATGGTACTATTACTGGCATTGAATCAGAAACAACATATTCTTTTACAGTTAGAGCTATAGATGCAGAAGCACAAGATAGCGATAGAACATTTAGTTTGACCGTTTCTACCGTTACACCTCTAACCTTTAATATTTCACCAGCTGTTAGTGGTAAATCAACTTGGGATCTTTCAGTTGACGGTGCATTAACACTAGACACTGCTGGAACATGGACAATTACACCAACTTCTTCATCAACTTGTGCAACTAAAATTTGGGGTGCCGGCGGTGGCGGCGCAACATTCTGGTTAACAGGAACTCAAACTCGGGGACCAGGCGGTGCTGGTGGTGCAGCTGTTGGAACTGTATCATTTGAATCTGGTGTAGATTATGTGTTGAGAGTTGGCCAAGGCGGCCGTGGTGCTATAGAAAATGATGATACTTTTACTGCTGCTGCTGGTGGTGGCCGGTCTGGAACTTATGATGGAAATTGGGGAACTGGTTCTGGTGGAGCATATTCTGGAATTTTTAGAACGTCCGAATCGCAAGCTAATGCTGTTATTATAGCTGGCGGCGGTGGTGGCGGCGGAATAGTAAGAGACTCTGCTGGCCAGTCGGTAGGTGGAGGTGCCGGCGGAGGAACTTCTGGTCAAGATGGTTATAATAAAGGAGATACAATCAATAATGCTAAGGGTGCAACCCAAGGTGCTGGTGGCGCTGGCCAGGTCACGACTGGAGGATTAGGAACGGCTCAATCTGGTTCTTCATTGACTGGTGGTACAACAACTGTTACTCCTGGAAATGGTAGAATGGGAGCTGGAGGAGGTTCTGGTTATTATGGTGGAGGATCTTCAACTTATTATTTCTCATCACCAAATGAAATTATTGGTGGTGCTGGTGGAGGTTCTGGATACTATAATGCAACATATGTATCTGGTGCAACGCTCTATACGGGATCAGGAACAACAGCAGGAAATTCAGCCGACAGCGACCGAGGCACAGCCGGTAACGCTGGAGTTGGAACACAACCAACTGGTGCGGCCACCAATTTACCAGCAGCAACAGTAGGACAACCAGGAAAAATAATTTTATACTTAGCGGCCTAATATGAAAAAACTACTACTCTCAATCTTCCTCACCACCACCTTAACCTCATGTGCTCTCTATGATGCCTACATGATGGCAGGCTATGACACCAACGAATATGGTCTTTCTGTTAAGATTCAGACCATTGGTGAACTTGGTCCAAAATTCTGTTCTAATCAATCTACTTCATATCTGTATTTCAAAGATGCATATGAAAAAAGTGTAGAATTAAAGAACTTCACCATGCACATTGAAGATAACAAAGAAGCACACAAGTTGGCTACAGAACTGACCAAACTTACCAAAGGTGCAGTAGAAATGTACGAGAAACAAACACCTGTGTCTGAACCATTCTGCAAACTTAAAATGGCACAGATTGAAAAGAATGCTAATCAAATCTCACACGTACTTGCAAGGAAACCAAGATGACTATTCAAGAAATTAACGCACAATTAATTGAAATAAATAACCTATATCAATCTGGTCAAATATCTCCAGCAGAATACAAATCATTATTGGAAGGCCTTGAGATCAGTCAAGTAATTGCTGAGTCTGCCGAGGAGATGCAACAAAAAGAAGATTTAAACAAAGTTATCAATCACGCAATTAATGCTCTTTCTCTGATTGCATAAGGATTAAAAATGGCTCTCACTAGAATAACTTCAACAGTCATTGCGGATAATGCAATTACCACAGAAAAAGTGTCTCAAAATGTAGCACTCGGCGTTAAAATCGCCAATGTATCAATTGCAAATTCAACTTATTCTGTATTAGATGATACTGCTGTCAACGTTGCCGGCGGTTACATTGTAGTTACTGGTTCTGGTTTTCAAAGTGGTGCAGAAGTTATTATTGGTGAAACACCTGCTACATCTACCACATTTGTGTCAAGCACTTTATTGAGAGCTCAAGTTCCAGCAGCAAACGCAGCAACATATACTGTTTTTGTTGTAAATCCAGATGGTGGTAGTGGTACAAAGCCAAGAGGCATCACATATTCTGGTACTCCAACATGGGTTACCGGAAGTACATTAAATTATTGGATTGTTGATGATGCGGCAAATGTAACATTTAATGCAACAGGAGCTGTTTCTTATTCAAACACCACAGCATTACCAACTGGTACTACATTATTATCAAATGGTTATTTTTACGGTACTGTAACAGGTATTGAATCAGATACCACTTATAACTTTACTATTCGTGCTACAGACGCAGAAGCACAAGATAGTGATAGAAGCTTTAGTTTAACTGTATATGCTATAACATATCCTGAATCTGTTGAATATCTTATTGTAGCTGGAGGTGGTGCTGGAGGAGCTGCTGGTGGCGGTGGTGGAGCTGGAGGTTTCTTAACTGGAAATACTGCGATAACATTATCACAAACATATAATGTCGTTGTTGGTTCTGGTGGTTCTGGTATAGTTTATCCTGGGTCGGGAATTTCAAGTCCAGGATCAAACTCATCTTTTGCTGGAGTAGTATCTATAGGAGGAGGTTCTGGTGCATCACAATATTCACCATCCACCACAGTAAGTTCTGGCGGTTCAGGCGGTGGCGGCACGTATTCTTATAAACCTGGTGGTGCCGGAACAGCTGGTCAAGGTAATAGAGGAGGTAATGGTGGTAATGATCCATGGAGACCTACAGCTGGCGGCGGTGGTGCTGCAGCTCAAGGTGGTGACGCTGGAGACTATCAATCTACTGGCGGAGGCAATGGAATATTAGCCTTTGATAGTAACTATTATGCTGGCGGCGGTGGCGGTGGTGCTACTGGCCAACAAAATCCAATTTATGGAAGTTCTCCTGGTGGCCAAGGCGGCGGTGGTTCTGGTGGCGCTGGAGGAACTGGCACCGAGGGACAAGTTGGGGGTACCGGAACAGTGAATACAGGCGGCGGTGGTGGTGGCGGAGGCGAAGGAGTGTCGACTCGAAATAATGGCGGTCCGGGCGGTTCTGGTGTCGTAATTATTCGCTATTCTGATACCTATGCTGATGCTTCTGTAACCACTGGTTCACCAACATATACAAATACTGGCGGATATAAAACATATAAATTTACAGGCTCAGGCTCAATTACCTGGTAAATTATGAACCTAAATAAAGTGTCAATATTTACTTTTCAGGATATTACCACGACACCAACTCCAAAGGTTGGTTTCAAGGAATATGTAGAGAACAAAGAACAACATGATGCAGAAGTAAAGTGTACTCTTGAAAAGGTGCAATGCGAACTTGTTGAACTTAAATCTCTCTTAGATCAAATACAAACAATAAGAAACAAAAATGTATCCTGAAGAAGAAAAATTACACAACCTTGAACTAAAAGTTGGGTTGTTAGGAAAAGATGTTGAACAAATTTCCGAATTAAACGATAAGCTATCTGAATCTATTGAAAAGATTAGAGAGATGAACGCCAATATGATTCGGATGATTACTATTCACGAACAACGCCACGAAAACCACGAAAAGATAGAGGGTGATTTGAGAGAAGACATTAAAGAACTACACTCCAGAATTACCACAGTCAATCGTGAAATTCATGATAGAATAGATCAAGTTGAAAGAACAATCACACAACGACTCGATGATATTCGCAGTGATCTTATTCAACACCGAAATGAAGATGAACCAAAGATGGGTAAGTTACTTAAAGAAATCGACCAATACAAATGGATGATTCTTGGTGCAGCCATCTCTTTAGGTTGGATTATCGGCAATGTAAATCTTGGAGTTCTCGGCACACTTTTTAAATAGTGTTGATTTTCTTGCTGTAGTCTGTTATATTATGATTCTATGTCACTATCTGTTGATTCCAAATATGTTCGCCTAATCTCTTCTCGCTTGCGTAACTTCAAGCAGAAGAATAGTTATCTTTGGAACTTTTCCTGCACTTTCTGCGGTGACAGTACCAAGAATAAAACTAAGGCTCGTGGATATGTCTTTCAAAAAGGCAACAATCTCCTTTACAGATGCCACAATTGCGGTGTAAGTACAACTGTGGGTAATCTAATAAAAAATGTAGACCCCACACTCCATAAAGAGTATGTTCTGGAAAATTACAAATCTGGTGAAACAAACAATACTCGTTCAGCCAACACTATACTCAACATCACACCACCAAAGTTTGGTAAAGTACAGAAACAAAAAATCTTTGAACATGGTGAGTGGTGCGACAAATTGCCAGAAGGACATTTCTGCCTAGATTATCTGATAAAGCGTCAAATAAGCAAGATTAACTGGGATAAACTATTATTTACGCAACATTACAAACAATTCTGTGATGCATTGATACCAAATCACGGCAAGCAAATACTTGATGATGCACGGCTTGTAATTCCTTTTTACAATGAGTATAATGAGTTGATTGCAGTATCAGGTCGAGCGTTAGAAACAAGTGATAAGACTTTGCGTTATGTCACAATTCGTACCAATGATTCTGATGACAAACTTGTGTATGGTCTTGAACGCATAGATTTGAAACAAACAGTGAAAATTGTTGAAGGTCCACTTGATTCATTGTTCCTAAGTAATTGTCTTGCTTCGGGTGATGCTAACTTGGCCTTGACGGCAAAAAATATAAATGCAGAAAATAAAGTTTTGATCTTTGACAATGAACCACGCAACAAAGAGATCGTGAGGATGATGCAGGATGCGATCAAATCAGATCATTTAGTTGTAATTTGGCCGAATACAATGGAAGGTAAAGATATCAATGAGATGGTCATGAATGGCTTTTCAATTGGTGAAATTGAAAGTATTATAAGTAGTAACTCCTTTAGAGGTCTTGAAGCGCAAGCGAAATTTACATTTTGGAAGAAAGTATGAAAGTTAGATTAATTAGTTATTCAAAGCCAGCACGTGGCATGTATGATGAGGGCCTTACCGATGCACAAGAATTGGTTGCGTTTTGTGCGAGAGTTTCAAATCCTAGTAACCAGTTCAATACAGAAACATCTGAGAAATTGATTCGTTATCTAATTAAACATCAACACTGGTCACCACTTGAAATGGTGAGTGTGTGTTTAGAAATCGAAACAACAAGAGATATTGCTAGACAGATGCTGAGACACCGTTCATTTTCATTTCAAGAGTTTTCGCAGCGTTATGCTGACCCAACCAAAGATTTGAGTTTTGTAGTTCGTGAAGCTCGTATGCAAGATGAAAAGAATCGTCAAAACTCCGTAGAATTGAATATGCAGAATGATGAACATCGGCAAACACAATATCTATGGGAAAATATTCAGAAAGATTTAATCAATCGTTCAAAAGAGGCCTATGAATGGGCCATAAGTAGAGGTATAGCAAAAGAACAGGCACGTGCTGTACTGCCAGAAGGTAACACAGTATCTAGATTATACATGAATGGAACATTAAGATCATGGATTCACTACATACAACTTCGCTCTGCGAACGGCACACAGAAAGAACACATTGACGTTGCTATGAAATGCGCTGAAGCAATTTCAGAAGCTTTTCCTATGGCACAAGATTTTATACAACAACAATAATAACTGGAGCATTGAATGTCTGATATTGTCCACGGCATTAAGGTAGATTTTTTCCGCGATTCCCTATTTGATGAATTAGGTTTAAAAAGATTAAAAGAAAGTTATATGAGAGAGGATGAAAACAGTCCTCAAGAAAGGTTTGCATATGTTTCAAAAGCTTTTGGATCCAATCCTGAACACGCTCAAAGGTTGTATGATTATAGCAGTAAGCATTGGCTATCTTATTCTACTCCTATTCTTTCATTTGGTCGCAGCAAGCGCGGTCTTCCTATCAGCTGTTTTCTACCTTATCTGGATGATTCCGCAGAAGGCCTGGTCGACACGTTATCAGAAGTAAATTGGTTATCAATGTTGGGAGGTGGAGTTGGAATTGGTATTGGAATTCGTTCGGCTGACGACAAATCTGTTGGTGTTATGCCTCACCTACGCACTTATGATGCTTCTTCTCTTGCGTATCGTCAAGGTAGAACTCGTAGAGGCAGTTATGCTGCTTACCTTGATATTTCCCATCCTGACATTCTTATTTTTCTAGAGATGAGAAAACCAACCGGCGATCCAAACATGAGAACGCTGAATCTACACCATGGCATCAATATCACCGATGACTTCATGCACATCATTGAAAAGTGTATGATTGATCCTAAGGTAGATGATACATGGCAACTCAAAGATCCACATTCAGGTGAAGTGCGTGATACAATCTCTGCTCGTGAATTGTGGCAACGTATTCTTGAAATGCGTATGCAAACTGGCGAGCCGTATTTACACTTCATTGATGCCAGTAATCGTGCAATGCCTGATTTCCAAAAGAGATTAGGCCTGAGCATCAAACAATCCAATCTATGTTCAGAGATCATTCTACCAACAGATAAAGACCGTACTGCCGTTTGCTGCCTGTCATCTGTAAATCTAGAATACTTTGATGAATGGAAATCCGACAAACAATTCTTGCATGATGTTGCTGAGATGCTCGACAACGTTTTGCAATACTTTATCGACAATGCGCCAGACACAGTTGCACGTGCCAAATTCTCTGCACAAAGAGAAAGAAGTATTGGCATTGGTGCATTAGGCTTTCACGCATTTCTTCAAAAGAATAATATGCCTTGGGAGTCTGCACAAGCAACAGGTGCCAACATTCGAATCTTCAAACACATTCGCAACAGTCTCAACAATGCAAACCAAAAGTTGGCATTAGAAAGAGGAGAAGCACCAGACGCCAAAGGTCGTGGTTTACGTTTCTCACATGTCATGGCTATTGCACCAAACGCCTCATCATCTATTCTTATGGGCAATACAAGTCCAAGTATTGAACCTTGGCGTGCTAATGCATATCGCCAAGATACATTGAGTGGTTCGTTTCTAAACAAGAACAAGTATCTTAACCAAATCATAGAGGAGAAGTGTGCAAATGACCCTAAACTCGACCCACAGGAAATTTGGTCAAGTATTATTGCCAATGACGGCTCAGTTCAGCACTTGGAATTCTTGGATGAGTGGACTAAATCGGTCTACAAAACAAGTATGGAGATTGACCAAAGATGGATTGTGGACCACGCAGCTCACAGACAAGGTTTCATTGACCAAGCGCAATCCCTTAACCTCTTTTTCCGACCGGACGTAAACATTAAGTATCTTCATGCTGTACACTTTCAGGCATGGAAACAAGGATTGAAAACTTTATACTATTGTCGTTCTGAGAAATTGGCAAAGGCTGATAAGGTTGCCAAGAAAATTGAAAGAGAAGTAATTAAAGAAATCGACTTAAAACAATTAGCAACAGAAGAAGTTTGTTTAGCTTGCGAGGGATAAATGTTAGAAACTGTATGTGATATATTTAAAGAAGCGTACCGTAGAGGTTGGATTACTGCAAGAGATGGTAATGCGTCTGTTCGTTATGAAGAACAGAATTATTTTAACATTACGCCATCTGGTGTAAGAAAACAATTCATGCAACCAGAAATGTTTATCAGAGTTGGTATAAATGATATAAACAATCATTCACATATTAGTGACCAAGGCAGAGGACTAAAACCATCTGGTGAATTGCCAATGCATTTTGGTTTGCAGAAAAAAATAACAACACCTGTTCGTGTGGTACTACATATGCATCCAACATATACGGTTGCAGCAATGTACAAAGGTATCAATTTACAAAATCTACTAAATGAATTTCCTGAGTTAAGTAGATATACAACAATTGCACCTTCAGTACCTATGATTGAGCCAATTACACAAGAACTTGCAGATGCTACAATAAAAAATTTAGAAGTGAGTGATGGTCACGTAAAATATGATATCGTTGGTTATGATCGGCATGGAGTGGTTGCAGTTGATACATCACCATGGAGAGCTTTTGAACACATCGAAAGATTAGAACACATTTGCAAAATAATTCTATCGTAGAGGAAAATATGGTAAAGCAGAAATCGGATATTACAGCAGAAAGAGATGCATTTAAACCTTTTCATTATCCATGGGCTTATGAGGCCTGGTTGAAACATGAACAGGCACATTGGTTGCATACAGAGGTACCAATGCTTGAAGATGTAAAAGATTGGAAGAATAAGTTAACACCAGAACAGAAACAATTTCTGACACACATTTTCCGTTTCTTTACACAAGGTGACATTGATGTGGCGGGCGGTTATGTGAAGAACTATTTGCCATACTTTGCACAACCAGAAGTTCGTATGATGCTTCTTGGCTTTGCTGCTCGTGAGGCATTGCATGTTGCTGCATATTCACATTTAATTGAAACTCTTGGTCTGCCAGATACAACATACAATCAATTCTTAGAGTATCAGCAGATGCGTGAGAAACACGAATACATCATGGAGTTATCTGCAAAGAATGGCACCAAAGAGTCTACTGCTGCACACATTGCTGCCTTCTCCGCATTTACTGAAGGTATGCAGTTGTTCTCATCGTTTATCATGTTACTGAATTTCCCACGCAATGGTATGATGAAAGGTATGGGCCAGATTGTTACGTGGTCAATTGTTGATGAGACAATGCACACCGAAAATATGATTAAACTGTTTAAGACCTATGTGAGTGAGAACAATGAAATTTGGAATGACGACCTCAAATCCAAAATCTACACTATTGCAGAGAAGATGGTCGAACTAGAAGATAAGTTTATTGACCTTGCATTTGAAATGGGTGAGATGCCAAAACTTACATCTGATGAAGTCAAACAATATATTCGTTACATTGCCGACCGCCGTCTGATCTCTATGGGCATGAAAGGTGTATTTAAGGTCAAGAAGAATCCATTACCGTGGGTAGAAGAAATGATTAACGCTCCGATTCATGGCAACTTCTTTGAGAATCGTGTTACAGATTATGCTAAAGGTGCCTTATCCGGTAACTGGGAAGATGTTTGGGGCAAAGCCGCATAATTAAATTTATGTGGAGATTATGGGCGAAAGCAATAGGTGAGAAGGCCAGTCCTAATAATCTAGAGGCGGATAAGATTGCTCTTATCCGCACAATAATTCTGGCTATATACATAATTACAAATATATTCATTGTAGCCGGTGTCATTAGGCATTGGTAGAAAGGAAAACTAATGGCATCAATACATC